GATTGTAGATGTAGGCCTGTGAGTCGTAGTTGTACTTGCGTGCAGAGTACTTGAACTCCTCGATGTTTGCTGTGGTCTTGAGGTCGATGACATACTCCGAGGAGATGATGTCTGCCTTTCCCTTCCATACCTCGCCCATGATGTTGGACAGGCCTGGCTGTTCGTAAAGGTTTCCGTCCTCGTAGATCATGTCGAAGAAGTCCATGCGCCCCTTGATGGAGTCAACCATCGCGTCCAGCTCCTCAACCTCCTTGGACAGAAGGATGATGTCTGCTCCCTGCGACTCACACATCTCTTTGTACCTGTTGGTATTTCTGGATGACACGTCGCAGATCAGAAAGTCTACAACCTTTTGTGGCTCAAGCAGTGCGGCGTGGAAGTAGCTTCCCTGCACCATCGGAACGGTCTTCTCTTTGTCCTTCCCAAAGGACGAGGGGTCCTTCAGTAAGGCCCCGATGTCCGAGTTTGAGAGGAACTGTTTTCCAAATGTTCCGTAGTAGTCAGAGTCGCTGTTCAGTCTCGTTAGGATTTCTTGTGTCACGACGCTACCTCCTTGTTGATCTCACTGCGTGTGGCCTCGCTGATGCTGTACTTTTTTGACAACTGCTCGATGATGAACTTAGAGCCCTTCTTCTTGTTCGCTGTTAAGTAGTTCATTACCTTGGCCCAGTTCTCGTCACCAACGACTAGCTCGATAATGGCTGGCTCTGCTGGAGCCTTTGCTGCTTTCTCTTCTGCCGTCATATCTTCTCCGCCATAAATGTACAGACCAAGACCATGAAGCGCTATTGCTTTTGTGGTAGACCGCTGGATGGCTTTGTTAACATCGAACGACGTAACCCTTTCTATCGGCAAAGAGTTGTTCTTTGCATCCATGATAGCCATGTTGTCGATGTGTTCTTGCCCGTTCATAGTGATACCTACTTCAACCCATGCTGTCTTACCGTCTGTGTGGTAGTTCCAACCCAAGTCATTTTTGTAGATTTTTCTTGTCATGTCTGGGCACATTGTCATTGCTTCCTGCCATGCGTAAACCCATGATAGGTAGGTTTGATTTCCCTTTTTCTCCGTCATCTTGTTGACGTTGATTGCATTTAATTCTTTAAACTTGCTCATATGATTTTATTAATTTATTTAAATACCACTGGGCCTTCTTTAGGTCCTCTATGCCATTCTTGTCTTCAAATCTCCATAAATACTTGATCGCATTTGCAGTACACACTGCTTGGATTCCCGTCTTTCCGATCGTTGCCGATTCAATTGCATCGATGCATTCAATTTTTGATTTCCTGTAGTAATTTGGTGTTATTTTATCTTCCATTTTATTTATATTTCCATTTATATCCATACGTTTTACAAAGCCTGCCTTTACAAACAGCTGTAATGTTCCCCTTGTAAGATTTATTTCCCAAAGACAAAGCGGCATTTGTTATAGATTCGAACTCGGCTATTATTTCATTTGTTTCTATATCTATTTGGTTTACTTTTCTTTTAAAACAATGTTCATTTCTACCCTTTAGAGCTACGCTTAATTTTTCTTTAGTTTCTTGAGTTAATGTCTTTCCTTTGTTGCCATCAGATATCTTTTTTCTTGTATCTAAAGAACGCACACGGCCCTTCATGGACATGGAAATTTTTCTTCTTGACTCTTCTGACATTGTTTTCCCCCTGTGTTTGTTTCCATTTTTAATTTTAGAATCTTCAGAAGCAACTCTCCCAACAGGCCCAACACCTCCATCACATAGGTTTAGTCCTCCAATATTGGGATGTTTATAGCAATTTGTTTTGAAGTAATCAATCCAAAAAATTTCCCTTTCCATAATTAAGTCGAGCTCAACCTCTTCGAGTATAGTGATTTTGTGAGATTCAAATCCGTGTTTTTTAAAACTATTATACAGCTTTCTCTGGCTTTTACATCTTAATCCCTTATATCTTTTTATGCGGTCTTCTATGTTTTTAGTCTGTCCTATATATATATTGCCGTTTGGGTTAACTATTTTGTATATAAATCCTTTTTGCATGTACAAATATAATGAAAAACTAACCTTCCTTGGTTATAGTGTGCTGGCTTGTTTACTATATCAAAACTCATCTACAAATTTACCTTTTAGTTGGCAGAATTCCTACATTTTGTGCATAACTTTGGCAACATTTCTTGCTTTCCAAGTATTGCGTCCTTCTCAAATTGTGACATCTGGTCCTCGTCTCTGATCACCGATCCGCAGCGGTCGCAGTCGATAGAGAATCTGAACTTCAGCCCGTACATCAGAGAGAACCATGCCATCTCGTTCTGGCATAACTTCTTGCTACGCCTAAACCTTCTTGCTATCTCTTTCTCTCCCCACGCTCTCCACTCGTCGCTCTGCTTGACTGTCATGGTCCACTGGGCGTACCAGTCGTCCTTCCTGTCCTTGATGTCGTCATAGGTCACGTCGTGACCGGCGATCTCAAACATCTTGTTGATCATGTCTCTGACCATGTCGATTTTCTTTTGTTCTATTGTTGCCATAGTTCGTAATTGCTGTTTTCGGTTTTGAATTTAATGTAGCCATCTCTCTCTTCCACTATTACGGTGACTGTAGTAGTGAGCCACGCGAAGTTCATTCTGTGTGGGTCTACGATCAGAGACAGGCCTACCTCTGGCGTGTCTTGTCGGTCTTTAAACCTGCCGTCCTTGTCCCACTGCACCCAAGATATCTGCGTGCCGTAGATGGTAAGCCCGTCTCTCTCTCTTACTAGTTTGTAGGATTTGACTTCGACCGGCATCTTGATTTGGTTTAGTTTACTCATGTCCTTGTATTTTTTCTAGTATCCATTGTACACCATGTTTAAAGCCCTTGTCGAACTCGTCCGTTGTGTTTAGCAATGGCTCAATGATATACATTAACTCATCATACGTCATTAGATCAATGGGTGCTAATGATGTTAGATGTTTCTTAATCATTGATTCATGAAATTTTTCTGGGTAATTTTTAAGGTAATCTCTAATCGCCTCAGCAGTGTTTAGCAATTGTTCTTCTGTGTATAGTTTCATGGCTTTTCGTACATTTTTTTAGCGTTAGCAAACCCGGCATTGTATGCCAGTTGTTGTTCCATCTTCTCCAATTGTTTGAAGTTGAAGATCAAGTGTGGGCTGATGTCTAAATCGGGGAACTCCGTGCGTAGGTGTTCAACAAGTCGGTCTATTGGTGTTTTCATTTCATTTCTTTTAGTTTGTTTACATAGCCGGGGTCACTTGCGTAACGCCCGTTGATATTGCTCAAGTATCGGCCTTGGATGTGAGCGTAGCACTTCACGTTGTCCTTGTAGGTGTTGTACTTCGCGTACACCCCATACTTACCGGCCACGTGCTGGCAGTTGTGATACGTAATGCCAAATAAGTTCTTGGCCTCGCGTCCAACCTTGGACTTGCCCAACCCGCTCTCGATCGTGGCCTGTGCCACTGCCACGTTTGGAAGGACAACCCCACTGGCTACCAACTCGGCGGTCAGCCCGCTGTCGGTCAGCATCATGTCCTCGCTCTCTTTCTCCACTATCACGGAGTGATAAACGTGCTTGATTCTTTCTGGAATGTTAGCCATGTAGATCAGCGTGATGCCAAACAAGATGTTCAAGCAAATGCTCACAATCATCGGCTTCTTCCAGTCGTACCAGAACGAGGTGGTCATGTCGTCGTTAATTACGATTCTGCGTCTCATACTTGTGGTCAAAATAGTCCTTACCAGAGATGATCCAAGGCTCATAAAGCCCGTCATCGCATGCTTGAATAATGCTTTTCTTTTCATCGCCCAATGACTGCAACAATTGTTCCTTAAGGCTGATCGCCTCTTGCAGTGCTCCCATGTGGAAGCGTGGGTCTGTGCTAAGCGTCTGTGCTTGTGAGTGAAACGATATCCGTTTCTCCACCTGCTGGATTAGTTTTTGAATAGTGGTTTTCATGTATCTTCTTTAAGATGTTGGTGCGTTGTTCTTGAAATCTCGTTGCGTCTTGGCTGGCATTCAACCGGTGCTGAATGATTCTGTTCAGCGCGTCTACTTGGTACTTGTAAGTCTGTAGTTCCACGTACTGCGTGCCCAGATGCCATCCGTCTTGCTCGAACACCGAGTATTCAGACTGCGTTAACTTCTTGTAGAAGTCTCCGCCAAGTCGTGTGTTCTTGATTACAATCTCTCCGTTGTTAAATCTCTCAATCTTGCATCCGTTCTGGATGGTGAAGAGCGAGTCGTTGCCTATGAAGAATGAGTTATTCTTGTCCGCTAGGGCTTGGTTCCAAATGTCTTGCAATGTCATTGATTAGTCTGTTTTCTCTTTTGTAAATCTCACTGTGATTGATCCATGTGTCCGCCATGTCACGTGCGTGCATGATGGTGGTGTGGTCTCGGTCTCCAAATATCCGGCCGATGTTCTTTAAGGAAAGAGACATGCGTGTGTAGATGAAGTGGATCGTCAAGAACCTTGCGATTACGAACTCGTCCTTTCTACTCTTGACGTTGAAGTCATCGAAGTGCATGCCGACCACGCTCTCTACTGCGTCAAGCAGTGTGTTCAACTGCTCTATCTCTCCAGAGCCCAAGAAGTCAACCTTGAGGCTCTTTCTCTTTGGCTCGTAATACTTCAGTATTACGTCCGCTACCTCTTGTCCGGTAAACTCTGAGTACTTCCTACTCAGAAAGTATCCAATTATCTTTTTCTCCATGTCTTTAAGTTCTCGTGAAATTCGTTAAACCCTTCAATGGGGTGGTCATACTCGAATACATAAGGCGTCGCCTCTTGTATCTCCTCTTTTTTAAATATGTTCTTGATTAGATTGATTATTTTGCTCATTGCTCACCTCCTCCGTAGGTTTCGTTGTAGTATTGTTCACCAGTTATTGGTAATGTACTTTCAGGATAATCAATTCCATGAACTGTTCCTTTGTTGTATGCAGTTTCAATTCTTTCCTTCTCCATTTCTTTGGCTTCTCTGATTTCTTCTTGATGGTCTATGTAAAAAGTAATTGCTTGTGGTATGCCTAACTTCATTGCTAACTTTCCACATAGAATGTCCACTGCCGTTTGTTGTTTATTGTTTGTCATTGTTACCTCCTTCATATAATTTCAGTGCTTATTAATGCCTTTGCGTTTTCAATTGACATTGAAATATAATCCAACGCCCGTTGATATCCCTGCGCATAACCATCGGAATAACTCATTTCCTTTCCTGCGATTTCCATTTCTTTGGCTTGTTCGTCTGCTTTTGTTAATTCTTGCTCATATTGATTTGCACAAATTAGCATTAAGCGGATTTTCATTTCTATCTCATCCCTTTTAATGATATACCACTCCACTGCCGTTTGTTGTTTATTGTTTGTCATATTAGTTCTGTTTGAAATAGTGATACCTCTGTTGTCATTTCCTCGTAGGCCCAAACGTATGTGCTCTCCGTTAGTCGGTCCAAGAACTTGCCCTCGTATCCAGTGACGGAGTTTATTGTGTCCAACATCTCGTCCTCGGTTGGCTTCTGTGTGAAGCCACAGACAATCTGTCCGTCCTCCACCAATACCCATGTGTATGTCATTTGATTATTCTATAAACTGTGATTACCAATAGTACGATGCCAACACACCCAAGCACCATGCCGGTGATGTGTGGGCTGTACAAAAAAGCGCAGAGCAGTAACACTGCCATTAAAATCCATCCCATCTGTTCTCCTCCTTCCAATCGTATATCATTTGATCCGTTATTTCTTCCCAGTCCCATCCCGTAGTGTCTACCTTTAGGCGTGGGTGTGAGTCCATGTAGTCCTCGATGGTGTCAGCGACCTCGCATACGACGTCCTCGTACAATTCGATGTCGCCCTTGATGTATCTGCCCACAATCCGCATGCAGATGTCCCTTAGTTGTGTGTTAAACATTGTGTTATTGTTATTGTGTCACCTACATTTTTCTCTTCCAACATCATTAGGCTGTAGGTCTTGCCTGTTGTGTCCTTGCAGGCATAACGATAACCACCCGACGGGCTGGGAATCGATGCCAAAATGATTAGTACTATCGTTGTTATGGTCTCCATATTGCTTTACTTAAATATTTGTCTGCAATAAAAGGCCCACAAGCAATGCGTATCATCCAGTACTGGGTGCACATGTACTTGTATACCTCCTCGTTTTTCTTTTTGTCCCATGCATATAACTGGCCGTTGTGCCAGAAATATACGTATCGTTTCTTTATCTTCTTCAGCAGTCTTGTCTTCATTTCTCCGCAATGTTGAGTGTGATGTCGTTACCATCCACAAGAACCAATAAGAAGCAGTCCTCGTCTGCTAGCATTACCGCGTGCTTTAGGATGTAGGTGGCCGTGTCGACCTTTAAGTTCTCCTTGTCTGTGGTCTGGGTGGTGTGCTTGACCAGTTTGTACTCGGTCGGCATCGGCAGTACGTATCCGTGGCAGAGGTCATAAGCGAACCCGTCGTCAGACAAGTTGTCTAGAAGGGTTACGATGTTGCTCTTCCTTGGCTTACACGTAAAACATACCACCACCTTGTGTGAGTCGTCAATCGGATCGGAGATGGCAAATCCCTCGCCACATGAACATGAGTGCAGTGTGAGTGCGTAGGACTGCTGTCCGTTGTGTGCCTCTAAAAGCAAGTTCCTTGCCTCTTGAGAATTCTGTGCGTAGTATATCATTCTTTACAAATTGCTAGTTCGGTCTCTGACATGAACTCCGAGAAGTATCCATGGTCAAATAAAAAGTTGTCAAGTTCATCCGAGATGCCAACACTGATGGATATCAGTGGGAATCCATTGGAGTCTTTGCCGTCCGAGGTCACCGTGAAGCACTCGTCGTAGGCCATCATGCATCTCTCTTCCACTATCACGAGGGAAGGAAATCTCTTAGTTAGTATATCTTTAAAATCCATAGTCGTATACAAAAGGGTGACCCAGCAGTCACCCGTAATCAATCAACACAACATACTTATCAACCTATCGTTGAGGGTCAGTGCTGGCTGACCTTTGTGCACGGGTGGGGATTTGAACCCCATATATCCGTTCATATCCCGTGCTGTTCACCGCATCACCTTGGCTGTTCCATGCCAATTGAATCACTGAGACTCAGTGAAGTGTGCGTACATAGTTGGTCGGTCATCTGACCGCCAAACAATCGTCCAATATGTCAAGGAACGTCTTGCCATCTCGTAGAGATGGCATCACCCCAAGTGGTCCTCCTTGGTTTATGCCGTGGGACTCACAGCGGTGTTGATACTGGGTGAGCGGTGAGGCTCGACCCAGTATGGTTATTCATTGGTGACAATCCTTAAGAAGTCATCCGAACTGATGTACGTAACCGCGTCACATATGCGAAGTGCGTCTAGTACGTCCTTTGGCTTGGCAAGTGGTGAGAAGAATGCGATGTCTCCGCGTCCATGAATGAAGATTAGTTCATAGCACATTTCAAAATCTCCCAACTCTAAGGCCTCGATAACACCAGACCCGCATAGTGCATGAACAACGTGCTGGCTAGGGTGCTCGATGACGTATCTTTCGTCATTGTTGAAGTTGTGCCCCTCTTCGCATAGTGCGTCGCTCTCGTCGTCATAAAGTCTGTAGACCTCGCAGTCATTGTGTAAGTACTTGGCAACCTTTGGTTGCACGATGTACCATGTGAATCCGTCTTGTGTTGTGAATGTGCTCATATCGTTTTAGTTTGATTGGGTATGCAATATTAGTTACTATCTTGTGTATAACCTAATTTATTTGTCACAGAAATGTAATATTTTAGTTCTCTCAAGGCTGGTGATGACGATGAAATCGTCCCATCCCTTCAACTGCTCTATCAGTTCATAGATGCCGTCCAATGAGGATATCTCAAAGATGTCAGCCTCGTGGTTTTCGATCAAGTTTGCTACGTCTTCGTAGTTGCCCTCGCCATAGTATACAATGGCGCGCGAGCCAGTTAAAATATATTTCATGACAATAATCTTTTTAAGTACTCACCGCTGTATACACTAGGGCCGTTGCCCTCGTTGAATAGTTCAATTGTGCCTCTCTTGATTAGGTTTGTGATGCTACCACACTCTACCTTGCCTCGGTATTTTTTGCCATAGATGGTAACGTAAAACCACACATTGCCGTTCGGTGCGTCGTCATCCCAAGTTAGTATTGTTCCTTGTGGAATTTGCAATGACGTGGTGTTGGGGTTCGTGGAGTGAGAGCCAATGCCAATTGACATGTCCTTGCTGGCCATCCATTGGCTTCTAAATTTAATTGTTTGTATGTTCATATCAGTCTAATAGAATTTTGAATCCTTTGTAAACACCAGCCTTGTAGTTCTTGCTTTGGTGAAATAATTTCCTTGACAACAATATCGCCGTGATGGACGTGAACTTGATTTCTATTTGGTCAAGCACCCCCTCAATTGTCTTGCCGTCTCTCAATGCCTCGATAACGTCCTCTCGTGTTGTTACCTCTGGGTTGTCGAATGTTCCGCTTATCCTCGCTTGTATGTGAGCATCCGCGATGGCCTTGGTTTGTTTTGATATTCTATTCATGTTCTTGTTGGTTTAGTTTTGAACCACGGAGGGGAATTGAACCCCTCTCGTTTCCTTTCGTGGTTAGTCCTCGTCGTCTACGATGTGTGAACTCATCTTGTCCAATGCGTCCCACATTTCCTTGGGGATGTATGCCCCGACGTGGCGATAGTCATGGATGCGCTGTTGGATGTGGCTCACTAGGTCTATCAGTTCCTCGGCCTCGTTCTGGCTAGGCCCTAACTCTTTCATGTCGGCCTCTTCGCTCACCACGTTGCACTGCTCCAACTCTTGCTCGTAGATGGTATCGCTGTTCTCACTTACCCACTGCCATGCATCTTGGATGTTGTCTGCGGTCACCTCAATCTCGGTGACATACGTTCTGCTTACTACTAAATTGTATTTCATTTTAAGTTCTCCTTTATGTATTGTTTGAATTCATTGTTTGTTCTCATGTAGACCTTGTCTACCAATATCCATGTCGCGTTGCTCCACTTGAAGTTCGTCTTGATTTGGTTTCCACCATATAGGTAGAACTCTTGCTCGACAAATAGGTCTGGCTTGATGTTGGCAAACACGCTCTCGTTCACCCGTTGGTACTCCTCATTGAAGTACCTATCAGACAACCTCAAGAACTCTTCGATGGTGAATTTTTGTTCAGTACTCATATCAGTTTTTTAATTAGGTTGATGATGTTGTTCAATTGTTCTATGTGCCCTGCGTAGTACACGTCCATGCCATCAATTCTTGATTGAGATTGCAAGTACTTGAACTCGTCAATTGCCACGTCTAACGTGTCTAGCATTGCGTATCGGTTGGTATCGTCTCCCTCTCTCACCAATCTGTACTCTGAGCCCGATGCACAATCCCATATGGCTAGTTGGTTGTTCATGTTGCCCAACTCGATGGCGACCTCCTTGGTTTGTACGTTCTCAGAGATGTCGAATACAAAGTTGCTTCCGTCGAACCAACAGCCCATGTAGGCGTTGTCCTCGGCCAATGTCTCGGCATGGCGTAGGAAGTAGTGCTTGCCGTAGGCCACAAGGTCAGCGCCTTGTGGTACAATCTCCTCGTGGCCAGCACGTGATACCATGTACCCGTGGTCGGGGTTTGAGTCCCCGTTGTTGATGTTGTAGGAAAAGCCTACGTTGTTGGTCTCTGCGTTACGCAAGTGTGCGATTAAAGTTTGTGGTGTGGTATTCATGTCTATGTGTATTTGGTTAAGAGGGCTGGCTGTCCAGCCCTTTCGTCTATTAAAGACTCATCAGTTAACCTTTTCTTCTACCGAATGCGCTTGAAACGTCTCTTGACTCTCTCCATTTCAGCGCGCGATACTCTATCTCCGTCTCAGATAGGCCGACAAATATTGCGTCCGTCTCGTCTAGGTTGAAGACCTCGACCTCTAGGAAGCCATTGCCTTCGTCTGCTCTGACAACGTATCCGTTCTCTTTAAGCCATGCCCATGCCATCTGAAAGTCAGTCTTGCTTGGCACGTGGCTCATCACTTGGTGTAGGTCGGTGTCTTGGAAGTGCATCTCTCCTCCGTCGGGGAAGTACAAGGTCTGACGCGTGCCGTCGATGGTCTCCACAATGTGAGCCGTCACCTCTCCGTACTCAATTACTTCGTACATGCTGTCGTCTTCGCTTGATACGATGTAGGGCCATTTTACTTCGGGTAATTTGTTTAAGTGCTTCATGTCTTTGTTGTTTAGTTATTGGTGAATCCTTTTTGTTCAATTCTCTCTTGGTACATCTCAACCATTTTGATAATGGCCTCGGTCTCTTTTTGGTCATGCAATGACTCTAATTTCTGCCAATTGGCCATCGCTTCGCAAAACTGCTTGCAGAGGTCAACTTTTCTTTCTAGGGGTGTTTTGTAGGTCTTCATGTGTGTATGTGTTTGGTTAAGACGGGGCTGGCCAGCCCCGTTTCGTCCACTTAGGACTCGTCAGTTAACCTATTTGGAGATGATGTTGTGCTCCTCGATGTGTATTGAACACCCGTGCTCGCAGTTGATTGTTGTGTGTTCGTATCGCGTCCCGTTCTTACCCGATTGTCGCAATACCTTTGTTAAGTTCGCGTAGTTATAGGCCACATCTTTGAAGGTGTAAATTGGAGACGTCTCCTCAATGAATGTCACCGATAATGGTGTGTAACCCAGTTTGGCGATGCCATTGTACAAGGCCTTGATGTTGGTGTAAACGTCCGTGTAAAGGCCGTCTTCGCTTAGATGAATTGAATAGATTTTCATGTCTGTGTGTATTAGGTTGGTTGCATCCCCTCGAATCGACGGGGCTAGAAGGCTGACTTGGATGCAAGATAGGTTGGAAGTGCTGTTCCTCGCACAATTACACCATCGGACTGATGGTAACCCGTTTTGCCCCACAATTCACGCCTTATACCACTTTGTTGTACCATCGGCCATCCGCACTATGGATGGCCTACTCTCCGAGGTTGTGAGCCTCAAGGCGCTCATGTCTTTTTGGACTTTTATCAGTATGTCAAAGAACTCCCAAGCAGAGCCCGACGCAATGGCGGGTCTAGAAAGGCTTGGCGATGGCGAGCCCCTCGGGGCAGACAACCATCGTATGAATCAGAACTCGAACACAAAGATAGGCATAATGTGGACACCACCAAACATATCCCCATTTATTTTCAAAAATAATTCAACTCAGATTACGGATTATCGCAACTGATTTGCAAAACCATTACGGAAAATCGCAACTGAGTCAATCAGATAGATTTTGGGCGGTTTGTCTGCGGGTAGGTGCGAGGGTGCAGAGGAAACTCTGAGGGTTCTCGCAGTTTCCATTGTTGAAACGAATGTTGTTGGAACGAATATCGATCCATTACTGACGCGGAGCGGTGCGCTGATGGGGTGATGTCGGAGCACGGACGGGAGCACGGGCACGCCGGACGCATGGGCACGGGCACGCCGGACACCCCGGGCAAAAGGCCAAAAAATTGGGACGGGCCGGCCAAAGCCCGAGGGGGGTGGCCCAAAATAATCGACTTTCCGATCCGGGGCACGGCGCAGAATCTGGGGGGGTTACCTAAACAATCCGCACATCTGATATACTCCCCGGTATTATACCTATAGGTACAAACCCCACTTGAAACTTTCAACTTTTAGGTTTACATTTGCTGCATGGGCATTGAAATATCCTTACTGTTCCCCTCCGCCTTTATGATCGGCGTCGAGTACTTTGAGTCAAACTATCCAGGCGAGCACTCTGAGCTTGACTTCAGCTTGGGCTTATTCCGTGTAACATTTATTTGGTAACTTTGTCCTATGAAGAAGCCACTAAACAATCCAATGCCACCGCAGTCGACTGGCATCGCGAAATTGCTCGAGACCAAGAGTCAGATGAAGCAGATGAAGAAGACCATGATGATGGCGGACGCCATGTCAATGGCATCGAAGATGAAGGACATGCCGATGACCATGAAGGTAAAATCTTCATGTAAGTAACCCCCTGGTCCCAACCTATTTTACAAGGCCACCTCACAAGGGTGGCTTTTTAATTGTCATAGAATTGTCTTGTTGTACAAAGTACAATAAGTACCAAGAGCAAAGACAAGGCTAAAAACAGCCATTTTTTGTGTCGCTTTTTGGGGATAAGTGTCGGTTTTATGTGTACAAGTGTCGGTTTTACTTAAAGTGACACTTGAAGTGACATGGTCTAACTAATTGATTTCTAATATCTTATTTCTTTTGTGTCGTTTTTTCCTTGTTGAATACTAATTAATAAAAAAATATAAAGTATAGTAATATAATATATATAGAGTAGGGAGACCAAAAAGCGACACATCGGTATGAGACCACGGAAGTGGTTTCATCTCTCTTTTGTCTTTCTTATCTTTGCCGTATGGAGATAACTAGAGAGACGGTCATGGCGGCATGCGCCAAACTTGGCTACAGATATTTTGACAACGGGGACTTTAACGTCAACATCATTGGCATCAGAAATTCGGCTACCGGTAACAAGGTAACGAACGCGTTCGATGACTGGTTGACAATTTCATACAAAGAGAACGGCGTATGGAAGTTCTTCAGTTGGTCTGCGACCACGGACCCGGGCAAGGATCCGATGTTGCGTGGCAACAATGGACGCGGAACTGCGAGAGTTGTTCCTGGGCAGTACTCAGGAAGCCACAACATTGACTTGCACCAAGGAAAGTATCGTGCGTTGAAGCAGAAGGGCAAGCTTCGCTTGTATCGTGACGCAGACAAGGACATGGAGTACGACATCGACAAGGTTGTTGACAGCTTCGGAGATGGCATTAACATTCACCACGCGGGTGAGGACTCCGTCCTTATAGGCGAATGGTCTCACGGATGTCAGGTGTTCAAGAAGAAAAAAGATTTCGCATCTTTCATGGTGATTGTAGAGAAGTCGGCCAAGATCCACGGCAATAGCTTCACCTACACGCTGATCGAGAGTAGAGATTTATAATTATCTTTGTACCATTATGGCAAAAATGATGAAAAAAAATATCGACCCTGCGTCTCTTCCAAAGGGTAAAGGCATAGGAACAAAATCCAAAACTCCAGGCCCAAATTTTGTAGAGAGAGGTAGATCAAAGAGTGTATGGGTAAAACACAATCAAGGAGCAAACCCATACGTAACATCAGTCAGAGACAGGGGAACAAATCCAGGCGGATCTCCAACGATTCAGTATGATCGTGAAGATAGATTTTCTCCTGCTAAAGGAAAAGTTTCAATTGACAAGATGGACAATAGAGGAAACTTCGTAAAAAGCAATTCCATGGTAAATACTCCATCTGTATTAAAAAGATCTGGCGCTGGTACAACTCCTTCTGACGCCGTTAAAGCTAGCAGCTTAAAATCAAAAGGAACAAAAGCGGCTCCAAAGAAGGCAATGGCATCTTCTTCTAGCAAGATGTCATCTACCAAGAAACCAATGATGAAAACAACTAAGAAATAATACCATGGCAGTTAAAAAAACTACACCAGCTAAGAACGTTCCGATGACGAACACATACAGAGCTACCGCTCCATCACGTTCGTACCAAGACAGCGTTGCGGCTTACAACATCACCCGCGACCCGAACTTAAAGCCAAAGGGCAAGAACA